AACTTATTTCACCTTATTTCACCCTAAGGGTGAAAGAAGTTGGTTAAAGTCAATATTATTATCTATTTGAAACACTAGTACTCTGTTTTATAAGAATTGTTGATAACTTGTGGATAACTTTTTTTAAACTTTTTTGAAAAAGTACCCCAAATCTTTGTCTGAAACCTCCTACATCGACGAGTAAGGAGATGGCATAATAGATTTGTGCTGCTTGTGCAGAGATGATGCAAACGAATGGCGGAATTGGCATACGCTGGATCAATAGCAAGCCGGGGAAAATTGGGGTAAAGCTGCCTGTGTAGGCTCCCAAGCTGGAAGATCCTTGTCCCTGAATTGACAGGGGCCGCTTATAAGGGTGGCGATGGCATTGTGGGTTCGAGTCCCATTTCAGGTGAACAGTCCCAAGTTGGTGAAAACCCAACCAGCACACCAAATTTAATAAAAAAGGGCCAGCCCCATTGCTGGCCCACTGCTTAAGAATTTCATTGTGATCGTTTAAGCATTATAATGTGTCCGGACTTTCAGCAAAGCCGGTTGAGCTGAAATGTAACCCTCCGGTGGATAATCCATGGTCATCGGAATCAGGGAATGGTTGGTTAGTCTTCGGGTGGTGCCTTCAAGTAGTCGCGTGACACGGATGCGCCAGCTTAGGCTGGTTTCTTGATCGGCGACCTTTTTTGATTAACAATGATCTTATGAAGCAATTGCTCATCGCGCTGATGATGGTCTTGTTATGTGGAGCCCAAGGATGTTGGCTCCTTGAAATACCCCCTGAAACCGGGGAATTTATCAAAGACAATAAACCGCTATTCGATGTGGCAGCTGATTTGGCTGGAACCGTCTGGCCTCCCCTTAAATGGATTATTCTTGGTGCCACGACCTGTGTCGCCGCAATTAGTACGAAACGACAGATAGAAAAGGATCGAAAATGAATAGTTTTATCAAAGCAGTTGGCGGAAAAAAGAATCTTTGGCTGCTCATCGCCGTTCTATGCACGATTTTTAAAGACAAAATCGGGATCGACGCTGAGACCTTGAAGTGGCTTTGGGGCGGCACTGGCGTTGGCATGCTTGGGCAAGGATATGCTGACGGACAAAGTGGCGGTGCAACAAGCCATGGCGCTGCTGCCGACGACAAGTAATAATATTTTTTCGCTTTCCCCTAAGCCGGGAATGCTTTTCTTCTCTCCCCTCTGCGTCATGCCCGTGGCGTAGGGGGATTTTTTAGAGGTTTCTATGGATGCTATTCAACTTTGGAACGGTGCTACTTACGAATCAAAGACATTTCATGGAGCTTCAATGGTGTTTGACTGTGAGTTTGAGTTGAATGACAGCCCAAAAACAAAGGATTCACGGGTAAATTGTGCGAACTTCTTAAGAAAATGGGCTGACGAATTGGAGGCGTCGTGAGTGATGGATGTTTAAGAGCTGATCTTGAGGGGGCAACGAGGCCAGTTGCGGCAGTTGATCCTAATTTTGATTTCCATGTTCTTCAATGCTCTAAGAGAGGGAGAGCTTTGATTGAAACTGATGATATTGAGCTTAAAAAACTGATGATTATGAGCGCCACAATAGGAGCAATGATCGCTTTGATGTTTGTTGCGTCTATCTTTTTAATTCATTTGGTGATGAAAACATGAATGATGGGGAAACGAGCTGGTACACAGGAGAAGAATGCTCAACTTGTCTTTGTGGCATAGCAACCAATGGCAAAGAATATTGGTGTGGTTGCGGAAATTGGGAGAAAGATGAGAATTCCACTGATTGACATAAACATTTGGTATCACATCCCTCGAGATCTCTGGCCTATCGTCACGGCGAAGGGCTATGAAATCTCTCCAATAGGGATTAAAAACAGCGCATTGCGCGGTTATCACAGGTATCTACATCGCAAGAAACTTGAGGAGGAAGCTGCTAAAGAAGCCGATTAACGGTATTCAATTAACGGTGGTATGCTGACTACATGAAAAGTGAAGTGACGGCAAAGCGCGCCAGACGAGCGCTTGAATTAAGATCTCAAGGGTATTCATACAGACAAATTGGCGCAGAGATAGGTGTTTCACATGTCGCTGCATTCAATTATGTCAAAGATGAAATTCAACACATAGCAAAAGAACGCAAGGAAATAGGCGAGGGGATAATTGATCAGGAGTTGTTACTCCTTGATAAATTGTTAATAGAGCTTTTAAAAGACATAAAGATTCCTTCAAAAAGATTGAAAGCTGGATGTGATCCAGATGATGAAGAGTACGAAGTAATTCTCAGGACAGATCAGTCGGTCGTCCAAAACATCCTCAAGATTATGGAGAGACGCGCGAAATATTTGGGCTTAAATGCCCCTGAGAGGAGCGAGGTCAACGTGCAGGCCAGCTTGGAAGAGTTGATCATGGCCTCGAAAATTGAAGAAAAAAAGATGGAGAATGAGGACGGTGAGTGAAGGACATTTCTGCCGATATGGCACGAAAGATCGTCGCTTGGCGTCGAGATCCAGTTTTCTTTGTCAGGGATCAGTTCGGAGTCGAGCCAGATCCTTGGCAGAGAGAGCTACTTGAAGCGTTTCCAGATCCAGAAAAAAGACATATTGCCATGCAGGCTTGTGCCGGTCCGGGAAAAACAGCCGGTCTCGCATGGTGTGGATGGAACTTCTTAAGCTGTTACGCGGAGCCGGGAGAGCACCCGAAAGGCGCTGCAATATCATGCACGAGCGATAACCTTCGTGACAACCTGTGGCCTGAAATGGCTAAATGGCAGGAGAGATCGGACTTCCTTAACGCCAAATTCAAGTGGATGAAGAAGAAGATTGAGTGCAAAGACGCACCAAATACATGGTTTTTATCGGCTAGATCGTATTCAAAGAGCGCGACGCCCGATGAGCAAGGTAGGTCATTGTCTGGATTGCATTCGAAGTTCATCATCTATTTAATTGACGAAAGTGGCGATATCAACCCCGCTGTTCTCCGATCAGCTGAGCAGGGATTGTCTACCGTTGGAGGATTTAAAAAGATCTTACAAGCAGGAAACCCCACTTCTCACCAAGGAATGCTGTACTTGGCCGCCACCAAACAGGCGAATAAGTGGATGATAATCAGGATTACCGGTGATCCGGACGATCCAAGACGATCACCGAGAATTGATAAAGCTCACTCACAAGAGCAGATTGATGAATGGGGACGTGACAATCCATGGGTTATGGCCTACATTCTTGGCCTCTTTCCACCATCATCAATCAACTCTCTCTTCAGTCCTGACGAGGTGGAAGATGCGATGGCGCAGCATCTCAGAGAGCATGATTACGCTTATTCCCAGAAAAGATTGGGCATTGATGTCGCTCGATTCGGTGATGACCGGACTGTTATCGCTCCAAGACAGGGATTGGCTGCATTTCCATGCGTGACAATGAGGAACGCGCGCACTCCTGAGATCGTAGCTCGTGTGATTAAAGCGAAGTTTGATTGGGGATCAGAAGTTGAATTTGTTGACGGAACTGGCGGATGGGGAGCTGGTGTGGTCGATGGTCTTCATCAAGGCGGATACAACCCAATCGAGGTTTTATTCAATGAAAAGGCATTTGACCCTCGTTATTACAACAAAAGAGCGGAAATGTATTTCAACTTCTCGAAGTGGGTGAAGCGAGGTGGTGCATTGCCAAAGAGCACGACCCTCAAGCGCGAGCTGACCGAGATGACCTACACTTACAAAGACAGCAAATTGATCATGGAAAGCAAGGAACAGATCAAAAAACGCCTTGGTTTCTCACCCGACGAGGGTGATGGTTACGCCCTGACATTTGCCCATGAAGATGCACCGGCGAAGACTCTTGCGGATCAAATAGCTGGAAAAATGCAGCAACAACAGAAGCCTAGAGATTGGGATCCATACGCAGATGATCGAGTCTAAGACCACATTACAGGTGCGACAGGCTGACATGAATGATATTGTCTGGCTTTACGGGGCAATTGAGAGGATGGATGCCGAGCACAATTACGGATTCATGGGCGATCATGTTTATGTGATTGACAAGCTCAAGGAATTTCTTGAATTCCATGTTGTGTTTATCGCTGAAAAAACGACGATGGACTCAGTTGAGAAGCAGGGATTCATCATGGGTTGGGTGGGTGCTCACCTGTTCAATCAGAAGATGACGATACTCAATGAGATCCTTTGGTGGGTTGAGCCAGAGCGCAGGCACTCGTGGGCTGGTGCCACGCTTTTGAAAAAATTTGTAAATTGGGGTAAAAAGAATGTGGATTTAATAACCTTTGGAATACAGAAGGGCACACCTATCAGAGAAGAGTCGTTAAAACGAATGGGTTTCGAGCTTCAAGAGCGGTGTTTCATCATGGAGGTGAAGTAAATGGGTGGAATCGCACAGGCTGTTTCGGCCTTTGTTGCTGTAGATACGTCAAAACGTCAGCGTGATGAGGCCAAGGCTGCTCGAAGAGCAGGGCGTCAGGAAGCCGCGACAAGACAGGAAGAGCAAAGAAAGCTGGAAGAGGAAGTTGAACAAAACAAAGAAAAAACCGCTGCACGAAAAGCGCGTGACGAGAAGAGGGCAAGAGACAAGGCGAGGGCTGCTGGAAGTCGTGGAAGACGATCCACGATTTTGACAAGTCCACAAGGTCTTGAAGAGCCGGCTGTCGCGAATGCTGGCGGAAGAAAGACATTGTTGGGCACTTAAATGGTTGCACAGGCAGATACAAAACAAAGAAAGAAGGTTTCAAAGCGCTCTAAGCTAGATGCTTTCCGCGCTCAGTTGATGATTGAGCGGACTTCGTTCGAATCTCACTGGCGAGACCTCGGGGATTACGTTCTTCCCCGCCGCATTCGCTTTCATACATCTGAAGGCAATGAAGGCAGAAAACAGAACCGTCGAATCATTGACTCTCATGCGACATTTGCAATAGGAACTCTTAGATCTGGAATGATGAGCGGCAACACATCGCCTGCCCGTCCTTGGTTTATGGTCACTCATCCAGACCAACAGGTTGCAGAGTTCGGTCCGGTCAAGCAATGGCTGCAAACTGTTACCGAGCGCATGCGTGATGTGATGTTGAAGTCAAACTTCTACAAGATCCTCCCAACCGTTTATGGTGATCTCGGCTTGTTTGGGACAGCCGCCGTGTTCGTGCAGAAAGATCCTGAAACATCACTTCGATTCTTCCCAATGCCGGTTGGTTCTTATTACCTTTCGAATAATGCAAACCTTCAAGTCGATGGATTCATGCGTGAGTTTCGAATGACTGTCAGGCAGATAGTTGAAGAGTTTGGTTTTGATCGGACAAGACCGGAAATTGTTGAGCCGGACTTGAGTAAGTTTTCAACGACCGTTCAAAATGAATGGGCTGCGAATAGGGATGAGACTTGGATTGATGTTGTTCATGTTGTCAAACCCAATCCAGACTTCAATCCAAACAGAGTCGAATCGAAATTCAAAAGATATATGAGTGTGTACTATGAATTGGGGCAAACAGGTGGGGCCAATTCGCCTAGCGGCAGTCCTGATCTTGATCGTAACAAGTTTCTTCGTGAGTCTGGTTTTGACCGCTTCCCGGTACTTGCTCCGAGGTGGGAAACAACTGGTGAAGACGTGTACGGAACTAATTGTCCGGGGATGACAGCCCTTGGCGATGTTCGATCATTGCAACTTCTTCATAAAAGAAAAGCTCAGGCAATCGAGAAAAAGGTTTTTCCTGCAATGGTTGCCGCCACTCAATTAAGAAATGCAGCTCCATCAACATTACCCGGTGACACGACGTTTGTTGATGAGAAGCAAGGACAAGCTTACAGGGCAGCGCACGAAGTGAACTTCCAAATCACTGAGTTGACTGAAGATATCAGGGACCATCAGAACCGTATAAGTCGGGCCTTCTTCACTGATTTGTTTCTGTCAGTCGTAAATTCAGACAGACGTCAGGTTACAGCGCGTGAGATTGACGAATTGCATGAGGAGAAGTTCCTTGCGCTTGGCCCTGTACTCGAAAACTTCAATCAAGAGTTTCTTGATGCGGCCATTGACATGTTCTTTGATGCGATGCTGGAAGATGGTTTGATTCCAGATCCTCCCGAAGAAATTCAGGGAGATGATCTTCGCGTTGAGTACATCAGCATTATGGCTTCCGCTCAAAAACTTATTGGTGTCAATTCAATTGAACGCTTCGTTGCCTTCATGGGTCAACTCAAAGCGATCACCGAAGATCCGAAGGTCATGGATAAACTTGATGCGGATCAGGCCGCCGATGAGTTTGCTGAAGCAGTCAGCGTCAACCCAAGATTGGTTGTTGATGATGAGACTGTTGATCAAAAAAGAAAAGATGATGCTGCGCGTGAGGCTGCCCTCGCACAGCAACAGGCATTCGTTGAAAGTGCGGCAGCTGCAAAGAATCTATCTCAAGCCTCTCTTGAAGGTGATAATGCACTTACGAGATTGGCTGAAGAAGCTCAAGCCGCTGACATCGTGGCTGAAGAAGGAGGAGTACTTTAATGGTTAATAGATTGGCTGTTGTTGCCGAACTCAAAGAGTTTGGTGAAGACGCTCACACAATCACTTGGACAGGGCTCCTCAATGGCGACATTGGTGTTGGCCCGGTCAGCGGTGGACCTAATGTAATGATGGGTGGAAGCACAGTTCGTTCAATTCAGGTTGAGGGAACACTCGGTGCTTCTGGAAATGTTCAGGTTCAAGGGTCCAATGATGGCACGAATTATCGAGTGCTTGAAGATATCACTGGGACTGCCCTTGATATCGCCGCACTATCGATAAAACAAATTGCAACGAACACGAAGTTTCTTCGTGTTGAAGTTACAAATGGTGATGGTTCAACTGACTTGACCGTTACCGTATTCGTTCGGAGGCCAATGGGGTCATGAGCGAGATCAAGAAGGCTGTCGATGCTGTTAAAAAGCATGCGCGAACCATGCAGGCATACATTGATTTGGCAAATGCGATTGAGGGCATTGGCTCAATCGAGCAAGCCGAACGTGATGCCAATCGACGTAAGGATGAAGCGTACAAGATAGCCGACAAAGCAGTCGAAGCAAAAAACAAAGCAATTCTCGAACTGAAAGATCTCGAAGAACGTATCCGTGAACGCAATAAGATCTGTGATGGATTGATTGATGAAGCTGAGAAAAAAGCTCAATCGATTATTGATCGCGCGGAGACGGACTATGTAGGTAAGATGAAAAAGGTTGAATCTGAGAAGAAGATTGTTGCGTCTCAAATTGCAGACGCGCAAGAAGAACTCAGGTCTGTTCATCGAGAAATTGCTACCAAGCGTAAAGAGTATGAGGGTCTTGAGAAGAAATTCTCTGATCTCAAACGTAAGTTGGAAGGAATTCTCAAGTGAACAAACCGTATAACTCTGCCGACCCTGCCCAAGTGGCGAAGAAAAAGAAAGGGAATAAGGCTTTACAGGAGAGGTTTGAAAGGGCCATGCAATCTGTTATGTCAGATCGCGAAGGTCGTTTCTTTATTCATTATTACCTCAACCATTTTGGCCTTAATTCTCAGCCGATGAGCGGAAATTCATGGACGTATTTCCATTGCGGCAAGCTTGAGGCAGCGAGAGACATGCAACGTGATGCAGCACATGCGAATCACGATCATTTTCTATTAATGCTGAAAGAAGCAAAGGAAGACGAAGGAATTTACTATGACTGATGAAACAACGACAGAGGTTAATGAAACCACAGATACCGAAGTCAAATTGGAAGACATGCTTTATGGTGATGACGAGAACACCGAAGAGCCAAAGACCGAAGAAGAAAAGTCTGATGAGCAAGGTGAGAAGTCTGATGAGCAAGAAGTATCGTCTGAGTCAGAAGAGGAATCTGATGATTCTGAATCTGACGACTCTTCCGAGGCGGAAGAGAAAACCTCTGAGTCTGAAAGTGACGAAAAAGAGGGCGGTGAAGAGGAGAAGGAAGAGGAAAAGTCTGTTGAAGACTTTGAATTGAAACTTCCCAAGGATTCACGGTTGGATGAAAGCCACGTTGATGGGGTTCGCGCTCTAGCCAAAGACGCAAATCTCACAGAAGCGCAGGCGAAGGCAATCCTTCTCAGGGATCATAAAGCTGCCATCGAAGCACATGAAGCTCAAGAGGCGTTTCTTGACGCCAAAGCAGAGGAATGGGAGGGCCAGTGCTCAAACGATCCGGAGTTTGGGGGCGACAAATGGAAAGGGACTCAGCAACGAGTCAAACAGTTTGTTAATCGCTTCGGAACCGAGGCTCTCAAGGAATCCCTCAATGCCAGTGCTTTAGGTTCGCATCCTGAAGTTGTGCGATTGATCAACCGGGCCGCAATGGTCATGTCTGACGACACGTTGGTCTTTTCAAACAATAATGCGGCCCCCAAGGAGAAGGCAATTGAGGATATTATTTATGACGACAACGGGACTAAAAAGGAGTAATCCAAAATGTCTACATTAGCATCTAATGCACCCACCCTTCTGGACGTTGCGAAAACGTTTGGTCCGGATGGAAAGGTTGCGAAAATCGCTGAGTTGTTGGGCCAGACCAATGAAATCCTTCAGGATGCTGTCTTTAAAGAAAGTAACCTTGAGGCTGGAGAGCAGGTTTCTGTTCGCACGGGTCTTCCAACTCCAACTTGGAGGCTGTTGAACCAAGGTGTTGCGGCCACCAAAACAACCACAGCTCAGATCACTGAGCAAATCGGTATGCTTGAGGACTGGTCGGAAATCGATCAGAAAGTTGCTGAGATGAACGGCAACGTCAAGGCTTATCGTCTTCAGGAGGGCATGGGCCACCTTGAAGGGATGAACCAAGAAATGGCAAGCACACTGATGTACGGCAACCAAGGGACTGACCCTGAGCAATTCACGGGTTTCTCTCCTCGTTACAACGACCTTTCTGCAAACAACGCTCAGAATATTCTGGACGCTGGCGGAACTGGATCGGACAACAGTTCGATCTGGCTTGTTGGATGGGGTTTGAATTCTGTTTACAAGGTCTATCCTAAGGGTTCTCAAGCTGGTTTGATTCATGAAGACTTCGGCCTTCAAACAATTCAAACTTCGCCGACACCCGGAATTGCCGGACAACGCCTTCGTGTCTACCAAGAAAGATGGCAGTGGAATTGCGGACTCGTTCTGAAGGACTGGCGTTTTGCTGTTCGTATTGCGAACATCGACATCAGCAACCTCATTGCGAAGTCAAGTGCTGCTGACCTCACTGATCTCATGATCAAAGCAACGATTCGTATTCCTTCTCTCAGCATGGTGAAGCCCGTGTTCTACATGAACCGCACCGTGTTCCAAGAGTTGACGATTCAGCGTAGAGACGATGTGCAAACTGGTGGAAGCCTCACATATGATGTGGTTGATGGTAAGAGAATTCCGTTCTTTAACCAGATTCCCATCAAGACTGTTGATGCTCTCACTGAAACCGAGGCTCAAATTACCTGATGATTGAAATGATCAGGATATTTGAACCATTACTAAGAAAGGAACAAGCAAATGTTACTTGACGCACAAGGTCAATTCTCTGATTCGCAGGCTGTGACATCTAGTGCCGTTGGAGACAACGTCATTGATCTCAGTCTTAACCGCTCAATCGGAAACGGTACGCCTATGGCTGTCGTTTTCAATGTTGAGGTGGCTGCCGATCAGACGAGTGGCGATGAGGACTACACTTTTGAAGTGGAGTACGCAACCAACGCCGCTCAATCAACTGGAAGGCAACTTGTTGGTCGTCGTGTTTTTGAATCTGGAACTCCTACAGCTCCAGCTCAAGACGCCGACTTGCTCGTTGTTGGTTTCAAGATCGTAATTCCGATTCCTCCGACGCAGCTCTCTGAGAGTGCTCGTTTCCTTGGAATCCGTTACGTGACCGCTGGAACCACTCCTACGATCACTTGCTCTGCATACTTGCTGCCGCTCAGCATGGTTGATACCCGTGTTGAAGGTGAGTACGCGGATAACATCACCATTTCCTAATCGGAATGAAGAAAGGAGATTGAAATGGGTTTTAGAGTCAGGGCTACACAGCTCGGAATTTTTGGACTTCCATCTCGTCGCTATCGCGAGGGAGATGTCTTTGAGATTGATCATGTTGGTCAGTTCTCGGAGAAGTGGATGGAATGGATTGACAAACCTGAAGAGGTTGAAGCCATTTCCGAAGCCAAGGAAGAAGCTCCAAAAGCAAAGCGAGGTCGGAAGCCCAAGGCTGAAAAAGCCGAAGAGTCTCCGACTCCATCTGAGGAAACGACAGAACCAACTGGAACTGTCAAAGTTATCTAAGGAGAAAGGGGGAGGGAGAAATCTCTCCCCCTCTTTTATGAGCAAGAAACGAAAACCAAAACCTAAACCGAAGCCAAAGCCTCGGCCATATTAGGAGGGCGAAATGCCTAAACTCGTAAGCATGAAACTTCCGCCACGTGATGATGGCGCTATAAGGAGTCGTTCAGTTGTTGCGGATGAAGGTCCGCGATTTCCTTTTGGATTGACCCTTCATCTTGAAACTGAAGTCATTGAGAAACTGGCAATGGAATCAATGCCGAATATTGGAGATGAAATTCCGATGATGGCAATGGTTAAAGTCGAAAGGATCTCAGTTAGCAAGGACGCGGATAGCGGAAAAGTTGAAAAAAGTCTGTCGCTTCAAATCACTTCCATGGCTCTTGGAGAAGAGAAGGAAGAAAATGAAATGAGCGTAGAAGACATATTGTTCGATAAGAGCTAACAAATGACTAGGCTCTATGAGAGCGATGGGACCACCATCGGCCCTAATTGGCAGGGAACCGATGGAAGTGGTCACGTAAGAATTACAGGAATCGCTCCGGCGGTTACGATTCCTATTTCTGGCACCGTCACTGCAAATCAAGGTGGAAGCTGGACAGTTGGTGTTTCAGGAACGGTCACCGTTGCCGGGACTGTTACAGCCAATCAAGGTGGATCTTGGACTGTCGGTGTTTCTGGAACTGTCGCCGTCACTCAATCGGGAACTTGGAATATCAGCGCAATCACTGGACCAATCACTCCGGGATTTGGGGCGACGAACCTTGGCAAGAGAGAAGATGATCCTCATTCAAATAATGACGTGGGCGTCGCTGTTTGGGGTGTTAGAAATGACGGAGCAACACCAAGGGCAGCGGATGGCGATTACATTCCATTTCAAATGGATTCACTTGGCGGTCTTCAAACGAGTGTTATTGGCTTTATTCCCGGAACAAGTGAAGGCGCTGGAGGAAAACAGCTTGACGCTGCAAGCACTTCAATTCCAACTGGAACTCTTTTCCTTGGAATAAGAAATGACACCCGTGGCAGCTTAGTTGACACGGATCTAGATTACACAGCACCTCAAATGAATGCCTCAGGCGACATGAGAGTTGAACTTGGCCCAACTGGATCAAGTGCCGGTCAGATTCAAGGAACGGCAGCCATTGGAGCTGCTGGAGTTGGAAATCCTGTTTGGACTGCTTTTAGACAGTTTCCATTAAACGGTCTCGCCACTCCTCAAACGATTAACTTTGGTGGAGTTGAATATCAGTTGGTTTTGGCTCCCGACACAGGATTGAACTTTCCAAATTATGACACTCACGATGACGCTCAAGTCGGCAACACAACAGCCACAATGACCGGAGGCATTGCATACACAGACACAACAGCTCAGGCCGCTGTTAGCGCTGATGGTGATGCCTGTAGGATTATGACAGACAGGAATGGTCGTCCAAGAGTTAAGCCTGAAGTTATTCAAGGAACATGGACAGAAGTAATAACAAACCAAAGATTTAATGACGGGTCTGGTGGAGGAACTGCTGCCGGAACAAGATTCAACGGAACTTCTTATGACATGCAGACAGGAGATGTTGCAGAAGTTCAAATAACAATTGAATCAAATGGAGTGAGCTCTCATTACATTCAAATTATTTATGAATGGTCAAATGATGGAGGAACAACTTGGGGAGATACTGATCATGGATGGGAAGCAGCTCATTTCTATGAAGATACTGAAGTTTCAACTGAAATAAATCCAATCGTTGAAGTCCCACGTAGAGGGCAGCTTCTTCGTATGACATGCCTTGCCACCTCAACAACCGTGACAAATTATTTTGATGTGAGCATTAGCGTTAGATGGAGGAACAACCCATAATGGGCATTCCAGTTCCTACAATTGGCGTCGCAGGAATCAACCTTTGGCTTGATCGAATTAAATTGAGCGATGGATCGTTGAGAAGTCGTCAGCTTATGCATGTGTTTGGAGCTGAGGGCCATTCAGGTGATTGGGCGGGAGCTGAATGGTGTGGGAGATCTCACTTTTCGATAACTGTAGGCGGAGCTATTTTTCAATATAGTTATGATGGAAATTTTATTCCGACCCATGCAAGTAAAGTCACTCCAATTATTGGAGGTAGTCCGACTTCAGAGACAACAACTTCAATTGAGGGAATGACATACAACCTTCAAGATTTGTTTTTTGTCTTCATGAATACGGTTGACATTACAGGCGCTTTGAACACTATCAATCAGCTTCACCTTGATAAGAATGACCGCCTTGCAGGAAGCATTACTTGCAAGCATGACATGGAAAATGGAACTGATTTGGTGACAGGGATTTCCCACGACAAAGGCGTGGGGAAACAGATGTGCGATGGTCATGACCACAAAAAAGGGCGTGATTTTTATATTGGCAATGAAGAAACGGTTGATCAGCGTCGTGTTGGAAAGACAACAGACACAACTGAAAATGTTGTTTCAAGCACATATAGCAAGAAGCCAAATAGGCATGCATTCAACGGAAGAGATTTTTTAATCATCGACACCACTGATGGTGCTGGTTATACGATTAATTTCGTGAGGCCAACGACACCGACTTGGAAAGTGGTTTGGAGCGTGAGTTACAACCCTCCCAATTACGACAAATTGGTGGATGCCTCTTTCGACGGTAGAGATTGGTTGGTGTATTATCAGGATGATATCTCGTGAGGAATTATGCCGAATAACGTGACACCAAATAATTTTTGCAAATCTTTCAGGGAAATAGGTGATGCTCTTGATCCTCAGGAATATACGGGTGAAGACGTGATGACGGCCATTTATTATCCGTCAGTAAACGACCCTCAACTCGGCCTGATTCCCGGAAAACTCAGGGTTTCTTTAAATCCTGTTGGAATTTGGGAGTACACGTGGTCTGAATTCAGATCGGCATTTCCCGAGTTACCTGAAAACGAGCCCTCAGGGGTTAAAACCGGACTTGCTCCCGGTCCTTCAATGACATTGGAGTGGCCGTGAAAATTATAATGGAGACAAAAAATGTCTAACGGATCTTACGGCAACGATTGGAAAGGCCGTCTTTTCGACAAGTTGGATGCCATTAAAGATGACATCCATAACCAAAATGTCGCAATTGAAAAAATGAAAACAAAGCTCAGTATTCTTTGGGCTTCAGCCGCCTTCATAGCTGTTTCAGTTGGCGGCTTTGTCTTGAAATCCATTTGGGATTTGATTGCAGGAGGTAAATCATGATTTTCCAAAACCACAAAAAACTCCGCGAAAATTGCCAAAAAATAAGTTCTTCAATTGATGACCTCAAAGACATAATCTGCGAGGAAATTGATGTTGAAGAGGATGAAGAGGAAACTGATCGAGTGAATCAAAAAGAAGAAGATCGTAAATTAGTGGATGTCCGCGCGGAAGACGCGGCTTAAGAAAGGAAGTTATGAAACTCATCAAACCAGACCTAGACGTGAACATAGGAGACAAAAAATTTGACTCCTTGTCACCAAGAGAAAAGTGGGTCGATATCGCAATGCAATGCCTTGAAAATTCAAATCAGGGGGAGTCAGCTTTAAAACAATAAGACTTGTCAACAAGGTTATTGACAAAGCTGAATCTAAAGCTCCAAAGATCGAGCTCTCTGATGAAGAACACAAATTGCTGATTGACTCAATGACCAGTGATGATTCTAAATTCAAGCCATCGTTTCATAAGGTTTTGATTGGTTTCCATAATTCCTTGACTGACTTGCAAGGAGACACGGATGGCAACGAAAACTGAGATAGGAAACTTATCACTGTTGCATTTGGGGATCACGAAACGCCTTTCGAATCTTGATTCCGATACAACGCCTCAGGCGAATATTATCAATATTGTTTTTGATATTTGTCGGAGGAAGTTTATTCGAGAATTTGACTTCCCGATTCAAACAGACATCGTGACTCTCAACTTAATCCAAGAGTGTCCGAACGATGAGTATCGTTATGAATATCAATATCCGACTGGATCTGTAAAGGTCCGTCGGATTTTAAGTGGGATTCGTAATGACTCACGTCAAACAAGAATTCATTATCGAGTAGTTAAAGGGCCAACGACAAAGGCGATTTGGACAGATCAGCAAGATGCGAAAGCTGAAATAACTGTTGACGAAACTGACACGTCGATTTTCGATGACGACTCTGTCATGGCCCTTTCTTTTCTCATTGCTTATTACATTGCTCCGGCATTAACTGATGGCGACCCAAATAATCTTGGGGCCGCTGCAAAAGTTAAATATGAAGAAGAAAGAGCTTCTGCCCGTGCAAATGCCGCTAACGAAGAGCAGCCTGAAGAAGATCCTGAAGCTGAGAACATTCGGTTCAGAGAAAACGACACGACATCTTCACGCGGTGAGGACTTCACTGCATTTCCATCAGGATTTACCGTCTCATGACCACAGTCATTCAACGATCTTTTGCTGCCGGTGAAATTGCTCCAGCTCTTTATGGTCGGGTTGATCAGGTCAAATATGCAACTGGCCTGAGGACTTGCAGGAACCATATCGTGCAGAGACATGGCGGTGTTTCTAATAGACCGGGGACTCAATACATTGCTGATGTTAAATTCCCCGGAAAAAAAGTCAGGCTCATACCTTTCATTTTTAATGACGATCAAACTTACATTCTTGAGTTTGGCGATCTTTATATGCGTGTTCATCGTCTTGGCGTCCAGCAAACAATTGGCACTGTCGGAATAAATGATGTAACAAGCGCTAATCCTGCTGTGGTTACGACTGCCGCCGCTCATGGCTATTCAACTGGAGACCATGTTGCAATTTCTAGTGTCGGAGGAATGACAGAATTAAATAACAGAAATTTTGAAATAACTGTTTTAACAACGACGACTTTTGAGCTGAAGTTTTTAACTGGAGGCGCGGTTGATTCAACGTCATTTGGAGCTTACACGAGTGGAGGATCTGTTTCTAAGGTGTTTGAAATTACAACGCCATATGTTGAGGCCGATCTCCCAAATCTTAAGTTTGTTCAGTCGGCAGACGTGGTTACTTTGGTTCATCCAAATTATGCACCTCGCGAACTTGCAAGAACCGGTCATACGACTTGGACGCTAACTGAGATTGACTTTATTCCAAACACAACTCACCCAACTGGAGCGTCAGGATCGGCCGGTGGGGCTGGTTCTGATACTTATAAATACAAAATCACTGCTGTTGACAGTGACACTCTCGAAGAATCATTGCCCGGTGTAGAGGCGACAAAGGTAATCACGAACATTTCTCAGGCAAATCCTGCTGTCGTTTCAGTTGCCTCTCATGGATATGTCAATGGTGATACGGTTCTTATTGAAGCTGTAGATGGCATGACCGAAGTGAATGGCAGAAGATTTGTTGTTGACAATGTTACTGCCGGAACTTTTGAGTTGAAGGACGAGGACAGCACAAGTTACACAGCTTATTCAGCCAATGGAACATCAGCCCGTGAAGATGTAACGATTTTGAGCGCGGCCGCTCCAACAACATCGGCACCTCATACGGTTACTTGGACTGCCGTGGCGAATGTTCAACAATACAACATTTATGGAAATGTAAATGGTGTTTATGGATTCTTGGGATCTTCAAGAACCGAGCAATTTGAAGACACTGGAATTTCAGCTGATGCAGCTGATGTCGCCCCTGTTTTTAGAAATCCATTTTTTGGTTTCGGCAATTACCCATCAACTGTCGCCTACCACCAACAACGTCTTGGATTTGCAAATACAAATAACAATCCTGAACAGGCTTTGTTTTCTAGAACTGCCAGCTTTGCAAACTTCACGACCCGTATTCCATTGCGCGCTGACGATGCGGTGATATTCACCCTTGCCGGTCAGAAGGTCAATGAGATCAGAAATATGATTGACCTTAATGGGACTCTCGTTGCCATGACAAAGGGCGGTGAATGGTCGGTCAAAGGTAATGAAGCTGGAATCCTTGTTCCGGGTGAAATCAATCCCGTCCAACAAACATTTAATGGATCAGCGGAATTAAGACCGTTGAATGTCGGTGGAAATGCTTTGTACGTTCAAGAACGAGGATCTATTGTCCGCGACCTTCTTTTTGAATTTGATGTTGATGGGTATAGAGGAACTGACTTGACAGTCTTTTCAGTTCATCTTGTTGATGGATTCACGATTACAGATTGGGATTACCAACAAACTCCAAACTCAATTGTTTGGATGGTGAGAAGTGACGGAAACCTTCTTGGCCTCACTTATCTAAGAGAACAACAATTACTTGGATGGCATCGGCATGACTTCACGAATGGAACCGTTGAAAACGTGGCGGTGGTTCCTGAAGGACTTGAAGATGTTCTTTATGCTGTGATCAAAAGAGATGTTGACGTTGATAACGACGGAACGACTGAAACTGTTCGATATATCGAAAGACTTGGAAGCAGAAGGATCGGTGATGACATAGCTGATTCCGTTTTTGTGGACAGTTATCTTTCTAGAGACGGAACTCATACGGGTTCCACGACAATGACCCTATCAGGTGGAACCACTTGGGTTTACACGGAAGATTTGACCCTCACAGCCAGTGCGTCCTTTTTCGACTCCTCGATGGTGGGAGACGAGATACATTTGACTGGATCAGACGGGACTCTTCTGAAGTGTGAAATCACGGTTTTCACAAATACGACAACTGTCACTGTGAGAGCAAGCAAAACAGTGCCCGTTTCAATGAGAAACGTGGCGATCTCATCATGGGGACACGCTGTCAAGTCGGTTGGTGGACTTTGGCATCTTGAAGGTCAAACCATTAGCGCGTTTGGCGATGGATTTGTTGCTGCAAGTGCAAATAATCCTGAACATACAGCAGTGACGGTCACAGATGGCGTGGCTACATTTGACAGAAATTATGTGAAGTTGCATGTCGGGCTTCCAATTACATCAGATTTTGAAACTCTCGATATTGATCAGATAAATGGTGAAACGCTGATTGACAAAAAAATTGCTGTCAATTTGGTCACAGCCCTTGTTGAATCAACTCGAGGATTATTTGCTGGTATTCAAGCTCCAACAGGATCAAATCTTGTTGAGGGGCTTCAAGAATTTCAACTGGCAAATAATGAAGGTTATGATGATCCTCCAGCTCTAATTACCGGACCGATTGAGGTTTCAATTGAGACGGAATTTACGAGAGGTGGAAGAGTATTTTTAAGGCAAATTGATCCTATTCCGTGTTCGATTCTTGCGATTGCACCGGCAGGATTTCTACCGATAAGGGGGACGTAATGGTTGCGGCACCGAAAACAGGGAGCGGAGGAGTGAAAGCAGGGGCAGGAGCCAGTGATGTCGGGGCGATTGTTGTTGGCTTTGCTAAGGCCTTTGAAGCGTTGTCTACAGCCAAAGCTCAAAAAGCAGCTATTAAAGCTCAAGCTGCTGTTGAGCAGGCGGGTCTAGAAGCCAATGCTCGTTTTGCATCAATTCAGGCTCAGGACTCTATTGATCGGGGGGAGAAGGCAGCTAAAAATAGACTGGATCGAACAAGCAAAATGCTTGGCGCTCAGAAGGTCGCATTAGCCGCACAAGGAATTGAATTGACAGGATCAGCAGTTGACGTTCTTGAAGAAACCGGGAGAGAGGGCAGGCTCGATGCTCGGACTATTAGAGCCAACGCCTTCAGGGAATCTCTTGGGTTTAAGGCGGAGTCAATTAATCTAAGGGCAAGAGCAAGAACTGTTGGCCTGTCTGCACGATTTAAACAGCGCCAAACAGTCATTGCTGGACGCGCTAGAGCTGGACGGGACATCGCTCAAGGAATTGAAAAGGCCGGTGAGTCAGCCAAGAAATTCCTTACTTTTGCAGGGAGTTAATAAAGATGGTTAGAGTCCCAAGAGAATCATTAAATAGAGTTGAAGAGCGAGGAATTCCAAATATTCGTTTCGACACGACAGCTCCCATTGAGGCGTTTGGTGGAGGTCAGGCTCTTGAGGAAACAAGTTCTCAAGTTCGAGGGGCCCTTACAGATATTCAAGAAATCAGTGATAAAGAAACAAAGCGTGCAAACGAAGCGTGGCTGATTGATGCTGACAATCAAATCAAATCTCTACAGCATGAGCTGGAGAGGCAGGGTGAGCAGGTCCGTGGAAAAGATGCTGCCGGTGTCACTGACAGCGCGAGAAAACGACTTCAGGAAAAGATTGAAGAAATCAAAAAAAGTGCGGTCAACGACGTTCAGAGAGACGGCGTTTTTAGACTTGGAACGGCAAGTGAGGCCGAGCTTCTTGATTTTTTAAATGATCACACTGCCAAAGAATTTGAGAGGTACGAGGACAACGAAAACCGTGCGACCCGTGAGAATCATAAGAATTCAGCTGGAAAGCATTTCAGGAATCCTCAAAGAACTGCATCTGATTTGGAAAAAATAAAAGAGGCAGCCGAGATTTGGGCGGAAAACAAAGGCCTTGGACCTGAGGCAAGAAAGACATTCATTGAAGGCGAGATGTCTGACGCCCATTCAAGGGTTCTCGATGGCATTTTAAATAACGGTCAAGATGTTTTCTTTTCAGGAAAAGATAAAGATGGCAATGACAAAAAAGTTTTTGGTTATGACTATGCGAAGTCATATCTAGAAGCTCATCGTGACGAAATGAAGTCTCAGGACATCGAGAGATTTCAAGAAGCCATTGAACAGGGGAACGTTGCCTCTGAAGCTCAGAGATTTGTTGATGACCTTGTTTCAAGAAATGAAAATATAAGTGACACCGACGACCTATCGAACACAGAGATGTTGGCACAGTTAAATTCAATTGAAGATCCAGCTCTGAGAAAAGAAGCCAAGGCTCAGTGGAAAAATAGAATGGATGAGCAGAAGAGGGCTAAGGCGGCAGATGACGCCAAGAGATTTGAAGAGCTTTCAGTTGCCATTGAGCATGCTCCCGGAAGAAGGGCTCGTGACGTTGTTGGAATGTCAACTTGGACTTCATTAACTCAATCTGAGAGAAATGCCCTTGATCGTCGGGCTTCGATTTTGGCCGGTCAAAACGTTAATCACAACAGCGCCGCTTGGATTGAATTCAATCTCCTCTCTCCTGAAAAGATGGGAAATTTGAGTCAGCCTGATTTCATTAATAAGTATTGGTCGAGGCTAAGTCCCGAAAAAAGAGACAAGGCTTTGTCTATGTATAGCAAGGCTGTAAATAAAGATCCTGAATCTTTCAGTTTATTTACTGAAAAAGAAATCATCATGCGTGAACTTGTTCGTGCGAAGATCGATATTCCCGGAGCGAATGACCTTGAGCGTGGAGGAAAACTTTCTCCTGATCAAGCTGAGTTTGTTGACCGGTTCAACGAGAGAATGGAAGACAGGGTCGATAGATTTATAACAAATAATAATGGCCGTAAACCAAACAAGGAGCAGTTCGAGGCGCTGGTTAAAGAGGAAATTGGCGCGACTGTCCTTGACCCCGGATTGTTTTCCGACACTCAAACAAAGATCGTTGAAATTCCTGTTGACGAGCGTGGCAGATTTTTTACCGAAGACATTCCTGAAGGTGGATTTAATTCTGTTTGGAATCTTCTCGATGAGCGCCAGAGAGAGGAATTTGATAACGATATAAACAATGAAGAATTCGTTAAGCTGGCAAAAAGAGTTTATGCCGCTTATTTGAAATTTCAAGATCGTGAGCTTGTTGATGAAATTATCAGAGAGGTCGGTGATTAATGGGCGACACCAACGACGGTGGATTTGGCGATTGGTACGCCAGAGAAACAGCTGACAGGAACAAGAGATCTCAGAATCAACAACAGCCATCAACTGGTTTTGATGATGGGGGATTCGGAGATTGGTACTCACATAAAAAGAGTATTGAGGTAGCTGCCGCTAACACTTCGATAGTTGAGGGCAACAAGATTCCCCAAGATCGAGCATTCAGAATTTCTCGTGTCAATTTAAAAACAGGATGGAGCCCTGAACTTATTGACGCTCACCTTGAAGAGTTTGAACATAGAGTTTTCGAGCGTGACTTTGATATCAATAAATTTGTCAAAGAAAGCCCGACAATCGCAAGGTGGATTGCTGAGAGTCCAACTCATTCGAGCATGACTCGAGATGAGATCAAGAAGATGGCTGATGTTGAAAAGCTCATCCGAAGAAAAAGATTGTCTTGGCCTCTTCCTGAAAAAGAAATCAACCGACGTGCAACGGCCATGGCAGAACGTTGGCGCACTCAGCAAAGAGATCAGGCTAAGAGTCTTTTTGGGTCAAGACCTGAAATGCTTGAGGCTCAATTCGGACACATTGATCAACGTCTTGAAGAGATAAGAAATGATGCTCTTGAGACTTTGCGTGACGAAGAGGAGTTCATCCGTGAAAGCGGAAGAGTCGGATTTTTTGAAGCTGTCAGTCAACGGGCAGATGAGAATCCTCTTTTTCTTGTCCCGTTTTTAGGGGCTGGTCCTGACATTCAAAAATCTACAGAGTTGATGCTTGCCGCTTTTGCTCTTGAAGATGGTGAGGAAACTCAGGAACAAAAAGATTTATTAGTCAGATATGCACGAATGGCTGAAGCCGCTGAGAGACGTGGAACCAATGTTTGGGGGGCAACCGCTCAAATCATGACCGAACTCCCTGCAACGGCCATTGAGTTTGGTTTGACTGCCGGAACATTCAGCGCTGCCAAATTGGCTATCTTGAAGGGTGGAAGAAAGGGCATCGAAAAATTTCTGAGAGGATCTGTCAATAAATTATTGAACAGAAATCTGAATCGTGCATTGAGAGTGACCGCAGCAACGGGGGGAGCTCTGGCTCAAACTGGAATTGCTGGCCTTCCTGAAATTATTCGGGGGACTGTCGAAGGTGTGACTCCTCCGGGAAATCTGACTGTCGATAAAGACGGCAACATGTCTTTTGAGGTTTTCCCGGAAAAAGGGAAATCTTTTGGTGTTTCTCTTTCAAAATCAATCGTCACCTCATTTACCGAAATAGCATCTGAAAGGGCTGGAGGAACCACTCTTTTTAAATTGCTTGAAAAAGGGCAAAACAAAGTTCTCTTTGGATGGTGGAGGGGCAAGAATAAATTCGCTCGAAAATCTGAGGCAGCCGTAGCCTTCCAGAAAGCTGTGAGGGCTGGAGGAATTCACGGGGTTCTTGGTGAAATGGGGGAAGAGGAAGTCGCCAAGCTCATGCAGGCGGTTGCTGGAATTCAGCCATATCGGCTTCCCACAGGAAAAGAGCTCGCTGCTCAGGCCATGGCTTTTGGAGCTCCGGCAGTTGTTCGTGGCGGACTTGGATTTGTTGGCCCTGAAATTCAGACGACAAATACGAATATCACTCGCGATATCGCCAACACAGTCAAAGACACTAAATTAATGCAGGAAGCCCCTCAGCATGTTGAGAGACTGGTCAAGGAGTCTTTGAGGGGAACGGAATTGGGAACGACCTATATTCCGATTGAGGCATGGCAGGATTATTGGGAATCTCAGCGTGATGAGAGCGGCGTGACAGGCAATCCAAGGGCGGTGGCGAAGCAGATTATGGGCGATACAAAGGCCTATGACGTGGCTGCTGAGACGGGAATAGATCTGGCAATGCCAACCGAGAAATATGTTCGCCATATTGCCGCCACTGAACACGCAGAATTCTTTCAAGAAGAGCATCGTCTTGACCCTCGAGATATGACCTCAAAGGAGGCAGATGCCTTTTTTTCACGAGCAAATCAAACTGAGAGGGCTGATAATGTCGAGGGAGTAGGGACTGTCGTTCAACAGGCTCAAGATATTTCTGACAATATTGCCAAACAACTGAGAAAAACAAAATACGATCCAATTGCATCGGATACCTTTGCCAAGGCCTACGAGGCGTTCTTCAGAACTCAGGGAATCAGAGAGGGTCTTTCACCTCAACAGATTTTTGATCAGCTCAGGCTTCAAGTCAGTGGCGAAGATCGTCGGAAAAAGATTGAAGAAGACGCTGATACCGATGTGACTCCAGAACTTGAGGCATTTGCCTCAGAAGTTGAGAATTTGGCAAGTGATCTTGGCATCAACGTCGAACAATTGAACAATGACATAGAGTCAACATTGAATGAATTGGGCGTTGACAACATCAAAGATTTCAAAGATCTGACATCAGAACAGATTGAAGAGGCTGAAAAACAACTCTCAGAGCTTTTTGGAGAAAATGCTGCAAGGGCAATAATCAAGGCAGCTCAAGAATTTTCCAATCTTACTGACCAACCTACCGCAACTGTCGAGGCAGAACAGGAAGCCCTTGAAGAACCTGATAGTCAATTTGAACAGGATGTTTCAGTCGATAAGCCAAGAGGAAGAATTCGATTTGGAGACTCAAACGAGGTTGAAATTACGGTATTCGAGAATGCCGATATGTCTACGTTCCTGCATGAGTCTGGTCATTATTTTCTAGAAGTTCTTTCAAATCTGTCTCGAAGGGAAGAGGCGAGTGATCAGCTGAAGGCAGATTTCAATGCCATTAAAACATGGTTCTCTGAAATGGATGGTGCTGAGGCTTTAGCTCAGGTTGAAAATTTTGCCGTGAAAATGGAGAAGAGAGCCAGAGAAAATCCTGAAAATAAGGTTCTTCAGGCTCAGGCAAAAAATGCTCGGAAAGCATTTAATTCAGCCAAGCGTCGTGGCGGCGCTGATTTTATGAAAAAAGTGGCTGAAAATTTCGGGACGAATATTAAAGACAAGAAAATGAGGGGTGTGATTATGACGCCCTATCATGAGATGTTTGCTCAGGGAATGGAGAAGTATTTCGCAACCGCGTCAAGTGCCCCATCAAGAGAGCTCAGATCGGTATTTGCCAGATTCAGAACATGGCTTGCAAGAATTTACAATAAGTTAAAAGGATTGGATGTTGAACTGTCTCCAGAAGTCACTGGAGTCATGGATCGGATGTTTGCCACAGACGAAGAAATAACGGCCACCATGGGCGAACAGGGGATGGTCCCTCTTCTTCCTGAAGTGGAGAAGATCGTTTCAGGAAAGACCGCTAAGAAGCTCAGGGATGCTCTTGAGAATGTCGTAACGACCGCTCAAGAGAGATTGAATCAAAACATCATGGAGCGTGAGGAGCGGAAGAAAAAGAAAGAGTGGAAGGAAAACAGGCAGCGTGTGAGCGAGGAGTTCATGAAGGACTTCAATGCCGAGCGTGTGACGATATCTCTTTCCGTTCTTCAGACAGGGAAAATGCCTGATGGATCAGATCTCCCCTCTGGCCTTGAGCCGATTAAATTATCCAGAAGGAAGATGGTTGAGATTTTTGGCAGCGAGCGAGTCAAGAACCTCCCGAACAATATCATGTCTGTTGAAGGTATTTTTCGTGTTATTAATGCTGAAACAGGGAAAACCCGCAGAAAATTCGAGACATTTGATGAAGCGAGAGAATTCAAAAAAGGCAAGAAGGGCCTCAAAATTGAAGAGGAAAAACTTGCTTTCAATGTTGTAGATCCTGAGGCTGCCTCTGGAATGCTTGGCTATGAGACGTCAGGTCAGATGGTCAGCGACATGGAAATGCGCCTTTTTGACTATAACTTCTCAGGTTCCAAAGAAAGTTATGTCAATGAAAAGATTGACGAGAGGATGGAGGAGGAATTCGGAGACCCTGCTGAGTTCACGCAAATTCCTGACGATGTCATGGATGCCCTCCACAATGACTCTCGCTCAGAATTGCTCAGGCTTGAAATGGAAGTCTTAGTTTCTGAGGAATTTTCAACATTTAAGAAGTTGGTTCAGCGTGTCGCTAAGCCGATCCCAACGATTCAATCTGTCCGAGAGCGAGCTCAAAGAGATATCGATAACACAATTGTCAGAGATGTGAGACCCATTGTTTTTCTGCGAGCCGAGCAGAAATGGGCGAAACGGGCGATGGAGAGAATGCTCAAAGGAGACTTTCAAGGAGTGGTTGAGGCCAAATCAAATGAATTGCTCAACCATGAGAAGTATATTGCAGCCATCCAATTCAAAGAGAAGCTGGCAAAAGACCTTAAATTCTTCCAGAAACTTTCAAGATCTGACGCAAAGTTGTCAAAATCACGGGATGTTGACTTTGTGAATGGTGGTCGTGCGATCTTGGCTGAGTATGGATTGCAGAGATCAGACAGAAAAGCTCAAGATTTTTTGAAATCTCTCAGAGAATTTGGTGATCCCGATCAATCTCAAACGATCATGGATATGGTTGATATCGTTACAAAAGATGCAGCAGATTATCGTGAGGTCTCTGCCGACAAATTTAAATTCATGTCTGAAACAGTCAGATCGCTTTTTGATCTTTCAATCAGAAATAGAAAAATTGAGATTGAGGGGCAGCTCATTGACCGGGAAGAAGTCAAGGAGGCCCTTTTCAAGAGAATTGATGAAATTCGCGGGAAACCTCTTGAGGTCAAAAAATTCAACAGAAACAAGAGTAAGTGGGAAGACACGAAATTTGAGCTCATGGGATGGAAGGCAGCCCTCACACGGGTTGAGCCATGGGCAGATGCAATGGATGGTAACGATCCTTCGAAGCCATTCACACGCCTTATTTGGCGTCCCATATCCCAAGCCACGAATAAATATCGTGAGGACAGAAATATTCATGTAAAAGCCTATCTTGACCTGTTGAAAACAAGGGAAGAGGCTTTGAAAGATACGAGTGAAATTGATGCTCCTGAGCTTGGTGCTGGTGAAAAATTTCAAAGCAAGTCTGAATTGCTTGGAGCAATTCTCCACACTGGAAATGAAAGCAATCTTTCGAAATTAATTCGTGGATATGGTTGGGGGACGCTCAAAGCAGACGGAACTTTGGACACGTCAAAATGGGATAGATTCACAAGGCGTATGTGGAGTGAGGGAATTCTCACGAGAGAAGATTATGAATTCGCGCAGTCTGTTTGGGATTTAATGGAAAAAATGAAGCCTGCTGCTCAAAGGGCTCATAAAAAAATGTACGGCCATTTCTTTAATGAGGTGACTGCACAAGAAATTGTGACGCCATTTGGAACATTTAAAGGCGGTTATGTCCCCGCCAATGTCGCTCCAAATGCTGATCCGGTGACTGACATTCGACGTGAAAAAGAAGATTTTGAGCGATCAAATAACAGCTTCATGTTTCCAACTTCAGGTCGTGGATTTACCAGATCGAGAATGGAAGGATATTCCAAGCCCCTAGAGCTCGGACTTCAATTCCTACCACGCCATATTGACAATGTGATGCGGTTTGTTCATATCGAGCCGCATGTCAAAGATCTTGGACGTCTATTCAATGACGCTGATTTTGTTGGAGTAATGCATGACTTCGATCAAGGCGTTGTGACAAAAATGCTCATGCCTTGGTTGCAGAGAGCGGCATCTCAGAGAGTTGATACTCCGACAAAGCACAAGGGATTCGATCAATTTTGGAGAGCCTTGAGATCTAGAACCAGTCAGATTTTTATGTTTGCAGATGTGGTCAACTCACTTCAACAGTTCACCGGCCTGTCATTGGCAGCCATTAAAGTTCCACCTAAATATCTCAGAAATGGGCTTTACTCTTACATAAGAGATCACAAGGGCATAGCTGATTTAATTGCTGAAAAATCTCTTTTCATGAAAAACAGGACTTCAACTCAGTTGATTGAGACGAGAAATGAGATTGAAGATCTGATTCTCAATCCGACAAAATTTGAACGGGCAAAGGACTTTGCTGACAAACATGCGTTTTTCATGCAAATAGGAACACAAAATATTGTAGACATCATCGTCTGGCAAGGAGCCTACGAGCAGTCAATCGAGCAAAAGCTCGGAGAAAAAGAGGCTGTGGAGAGGGCGGACGCAGCTGTGAGAACAACTCAAGGGGATTTTTCAGCTGAAAATCTATCTTCATTCGAAACTGGAAGTCCAGTTCTCAGGGCATTTACCATGTTCTATTCTTATTTCAACATGCAGGCAAATGCTCTTGGTGCTGAATTTTTAAAGGTCCATCGTGACATGGGACTCAGGCAGGGGGCAGGTCGCCTCTTTTATGTGGCAATGTTCGGTTTTGTCCAAGTAGCTTTTGTCGCTGAATTGATTGCCCTTGGCCTTCGTGGTGATCTAGATTCTGACGATGACGATGTTTATATAGACGATGTCCTAGCAAATTTCTTTTATGGACCATTCAGAAATGCCACTGCAATGGTTCCGATTTTTGGTCGTATCGCTCAATCTTCAGTCAACCAGCTCAATGACAAATGGTATGACGACAGAATTTCGACCACTCCAATTGTGAGCGTCTTGGAAAAAGCTGCCGCTGTACCGGCAGATGTTTACAACGCTATTTCCGGAGATCTCAGAGCAAGCAAGGGAATTCGAGATATTCTCACTCTAGTCAGTTTGGCAACAGGGATACCGGTCGCGAACCTCGGAAGACCGGCTCAATTCTTGGCCGATGTTTCTGACGATAAAGTTGAAGCTGACGATCCAATTGATTTCGTCACAGGTGTTTTGACGGGCCGGGGTGAAAGAAAGTAATCTGATATGGGAGAAAGCAAATGACCCTACCAATCACTCTAACTAGAAATAACTATATTGGGAACAACACAACTCCCATATATGGATTTGACTATTTCATTTTTCTAAAAACAGATCTTCTGGTTACGAAGAGGATCATTGCAACAGGAGTTGAAACGACGCTAGTTCTTGGCGCTGATTATACGGTTCCAGAAGCGGATCTTAAAAAGCCAAATGGTGGGAATATCACACTCACTGCTGGAAATCTTCTTGCAACTGAAGCTCTGACAATTCGTCGTGTTCGTCCATTAACTCAAAAAACGGACATTAGAAACCAAGGTGATTACAACCGTGCTGCTCACGAAGATGCATTTGACCATTTAATGATGGTTCTCCAGCAGCAACAAGATGAAATTGATCGTTCTATTAAAATGCCTGAAACAATCAGCACTGGAAACAATACTCTTCCAGCAAGCATTGCAGCCAACCACATTGTCATGCGAAATGCGACGAATGACGGTTGGAACAGTGGAACAATCGCAGCTTCAGGAAACATCATTGTTCCGGGTGGAAATGGATTTGCTGTCTACACTGGATCAAACACATTCATCAATAGAACAATAACTGGTTCTGGACGGATCACTGTGACCAATGGTGATGGTCAATCAGGAAATCCTACATTGGATATTGAAAACGGATTTAGACTTCCATGCGCTGTCGGTCCTCAATCAACGCCAAATGACACCGTTCATGTTTATGCTGGTTGGGTCCCTGACTTTACTGATCCTTCATCAGCTCCAACGACAATTGCAGATGATGCAGCAAGCGCCATTGCATTTCCAGTTGTCAGTGGAAACAGCAGGATCGACCTTCTTGTTGTTGATAAAGATGGAACCTTTTCTCGTGTTGCTGGAACTGAGGCGGCTTCACCAGTTCCCCCTGCATACCCTGAAGACAAATATGTTTTATGTCATGTGCTTGTTGACGAAACATCTGACGTTGATATTGAAGCGGCTGATATCACTCCTAGATACCCTCTTTGGGATAGACCGGGTTCAGCTCTTTCAGCATTGTCTCCCGGATTCGGAGCTCCTGAATCAGCAGTGTTGAAAAATGACACTAACGGAAACAATGTTGACATGACCAATCATCCGTCTTCGTCGGCAATTAAAAACATTCAAGAAGGACTTTTGGCTTATTGGGATTTTGCCACAGCTCCGATCACTTTTTTAAATGGCGGTACTTCTAACCCATACATGTGGGCTGATGCTGACGGTCGTTGGTGTATAAAGCAAACTCGCGTTGACGATATGAGTGCCGGTCAACCAGACACATGGGATAACGCAAAGGGTGTAAGCTCAAGCGGTCAGTGCCCTCTTATTCGCGGCTCAGGTTCGACAAGCGACACCTCAAATTGTCGATTGGTTTCTAATAACGCGAATGAAGGAACTACTTACATCTCTGGAATTAATGCCGGACACATTCAACCGAATGATTCAACTTCTGCTGCCGGAGATTCCATTCTTGGTTGGACTCCTGAGGTGACCTCATACGATCCATGTAATCAGTCAGGACAATTGTCAATGTCCGTTTGGGTTAAACGAGTTGTAGATTTCACTTCATTATCATGGGACAAAATTACTCCATGTGCTTTGAATGCAAATTATCCAAACCCTGTTTCTGGAATGCCTAATCTTGGATGGCATAAATCAGGTCCGATGGGAGACAATGATTTTGGCCCCATCACAGGTGACGGTTCATTTGCTTGGACAACAGACTTATTCACTATTGGAGCTGCCAATGGAGTGAGCACCACAATAAACGTTTGGTTTCATGTTGGATGGACTCTCGATGATATTGCTGGTGAAGCAAAGTGGTATCACAACGGAGTTTTGATCGCAACTAAGTCTTACACTGGAGTTGCAAAAACGGCCCTTCACTTTAGTAATAATGTAACATCCGGAAGAAACGGGCCCAGTTTCAGAGCCGAAGTTAAGAGCGCCGGGACCATTACAAACAACCAAACTTTTGCTGACTTCACTGGAGTTGGAATTTGGAATAGAGTTCTTTCTCTGGCAGAAATGCAGACAATTTATAACAGCGGTGATTCTTATCATCTCAAGAGATCGGGACCATGGATTGCCATGATCCATGAGGGAATTAACGGAAACCACCCGGCTCACTAAGGAGGAATGAAATGCCAACTTATGCAAATGTAGACCCGACAACAAAAATCGTGAGAAAAATTCTCCCCGCAGATCCTTACATGGTGAACGGGGAGCCTCAAAACCCTCAGATCAAGGAGGTGCCAGCTGGAACACTCGCCGGTGATTACACGTCAGATTATGTTTCGTACAGTCGTCCAACGAACGGCGACAAAATATGCGATGAAGCATGTAGAGATGCAATATGGAACAGAGCACTTCCGGCAATTCCTGCTTTGTCGTGGGACAATATGACGACCGCTCAGAGAAAAGTGGCTATGGGTCAGAAGGATCAATTAACTCCGCAGGATTGGGATGCTCTTTACACGAGCCATCCTGAGTAACGTCATAGACCGCTAGGCCGAAGTACTTAGACATTTCCCAGACAGCGTCAATCGTTTTCAGGTTCCGATTGAATTGAGCTCTCACTCGCCTCTTCAGCTCTATGAAGTCCGACTCTCTCATTTCGTAGTTTTTCATTTTCCTCGATAAGTTGGTTGCATCTTTCGAGCATTTTGTGGACGGCCTCATGATAGTGAGTAACCAGCCACGAAGCCTGTTCAACCTGCTGGCGATAATCCTCAAGAAGTTGAGCAGACTCTTTGCATTTCGCACATTCCATCAACTAGATTCTACAGCCTTTTTCGAAACTGCCTTCTTAATTAGCATTTCAGCCAAAGCATCCATTCTCTCGGATTCTCCGGCCTTCATCTGGACTAGGTGGGCGACGCACCTGTTGGCGTCTTCAATGGTCGCACAGCGACATACTGACACATAGTCATCTTCACCCAAAACCTTGAAAATTACTTCAGCCGTGCCATCGCTGTTTCCTCTGGCTGAATATGTAATGTATTCGCTCATGACATCTCCTTTAATTTCTTTGCTTTATCCTGACACCTCAAACAATGGTCTGTGATGAGATCAATATCATCCAGATGAGTGATGAGGTCTATCGTGTTTTTGTACGTTCTATTCAAATTGTAAAGTCTCTCGTTTTGAACCTTCAAATAGACCAATTCCTTCATGGCCTGTTTGTATTGACTCCAGCTGTCATCGGATTCCTTGTCCGATTTCTCAAGCCTATTGGCTAATTCAATTGCCGCGCAAGCCATGCACTCTTTTGAGCCAGAGCATGAGTGCGCTGATATTTGTCTCAGCCAATCAATCACTTCCTTGTTGGATTGAACTGTCATTTATTTTCCTCGCTTCTGCAAAAACGCTGATAAGGCCAATGGCCTCGTCCATAGGGATGCGAGAAACAATATGCTGGTGGCCTTTATCATCTACCCAAAATGATATCACTGGCTCAGCAGGGAAGAAAATCATGAGAATCTAAATGTGGATTTGTAGCGGTGAACACCCAATTCCACCATTCTTGATGTGTCAAGAGTGGTCCTGACGGCAGTGACTTTTTCTTCGTTTCCTGAGAAGAAATCGTTTATTTCTTCCAACAACTGTTCCTCTGAAATCTCTTCTTTTTTCACGACCTTGATCTCTCTCAGGTCACCTCTCTCAATTGTTTCTTTTTGAAAAATTCTCTCTATCGGCTTATTCATTTCAACCTCCTGATGAGTCCGTAAAATTTATTTGCCACCGTTCCTAACAGCCAGCCAAGGGCGAAGACTAGCGGCGCTTGCTCTTGCAGCCGGTCCATTTCTTCTTCGACGGACTCCACTTTTTTGTTTCCCTTTTGGTATTTCACGCCATTTGAGTTTACCCTCAAGTCGGTGGGATCGTAGAAACCCCGCCAGTTCGACGTAGCCAATTCCGTTTTCTCTTGCAAATTGTTCATCTTCTGCCGCCTTTAAATAGACTTTTTTTATTCGTTCGCTTTCCTCTGCAACTGCCCATGGCAGTTCAATTCTTTTCCTGTCAAATTCCATCGCAGGCCTCATGAAATTCAATGTAAAAGAGGATGTCATCAATCAATCCCTTTAAAACCTTTTCCAAAATTTCCTTTTCCATCTTCGTTCCTTTCTCCTCTCGTGTCGAAAATTTCCCTGTAAGTCTTTAGATAATTGTCAGACTGCTTCATAAGAGAGACAGTTATCCCGCCAGCTGGCCCATGACATTTTGAGCATGCTTTTGTAACGACTCTTATAAGAGCCCATGGGTTCGGCTCGTTTGCAGCTGGCTCAACTTCACTGTCAAGCTCCTCACCGCAATCAGCGCATGTCGCCCAATGGTTGAAATACTGTCCGTTGCATTCAATCTTATGTTTTGTCCATGGCAATTTCTTACTCACAGTCACCTTTCTGAGCTTGGTCACCTTCGCAGCAGTGGATTGTTCCAGAGCCATGGCAATGGTTACATTGAAGCGTTGCCTCAATCCTATCCCCAATTTTATATATTTCACTGTTACTTGATCTGACAACTCCAGATGAAAATGTTTTACCTGTTCCATGGCAATTAGGACAATTCATGATCGCCTGCTTTTTATATATTCAAGATATTTCCTCATCCAAATTCCTCTATCGCAATCGCATTTTTTAGGATCGTCAGTTTTTTTATGTCCTTCAGTGCCCCCATATAAACATCCATAGGCATGATCTGAAAACCTTACAGTATCTATTAGGCAGTCAATTAAAAATTTATTTTCTTCTTTTTGTCTCAAGGCCGATTCAAGTTCCTCTCCCTTTTCTGTCATTTTGACAACATAGTCAGCTATTTTTTCAAATTCAGTAGAGCAATCATAATCGGGGTTATCGCATTCACAGAGCGGAAGCGATCCGCAATTATTACAAATATTGTCCCTTTCATTTTCTATATCAAATTTAGAAATGGCGATCCTTATCTCGCCCCAATCGCTCCCATATCCACGCTCATAAAAATAATCAAGAAGATCATCCTTGGCTTTTCTATATGTTGAGTGAGAACTTATTTCCCCCTCATCACCGGTGACTACAAAATATTCCATTTAATCTTCTTTCCTCTCCGTTGAATAAGTTACTTCGTGATAAATATCAACCTTCATCGTGTTATCACAATAACCGCATTCTATTTCCTCTGTGTCAGGATCAAGCTCCCAAGCGTCTCCATATTCATGACCGCAATAAGGGCAAATTGGAGAGTCATTGTGATCTAGAAAAAAATCACCTTCTCTTTCAAGTCTTTTCTCGAACTCCTCTATAGTCCTTTGAATTTCTTTTTTCTTGCAAGGCTTGCATATAATTCCTTCTTTATGCCACCAAGGTATTTCATCTAAATCCTTTCTTCTTACACCGCAATTTATACACACGTCATGTGTCTCACATTTCTTATATTTTAATTCCCATTTGTATGGGATCAGTTCGACGCCTTCACATATTGGGCATGGTAGTTCTTCGCTCATGCATCACCCCAATTTTCCTGCGTGAATGGAGGGTGTTGTTCACTTCTCTGTTCGGTGTTGGTGAGGACACTATCACACATATTCCTTAGTGGAATCTTCTCAATAGTCTTAATAGTTGGAGCAACCGTTAAGTATCGGATCGCTTTCAACGCCCCTTCAAGCGTGGTGATGCGTTCCTTTAACCTAGATGTTTCACTCACATACTTCTGGCATCCCATGTCAATCTCATGTGCTAGATCCTTCTCTAGCTCCTTGATGCGGGTGCGGAGTTGTTCAATGTCTTTAATGTAGAACTCTTGACGGTCTGGGAACTTAGGATTAAAACCACATGGCTGTATATCAATCATCTCCAAAACTCCCGCAAATCATGGCGTAATCGTAGGAACGACCTCACCAGTTGTCGGGCTAATGCCGATACCGATTCCCACGCCTTTATCTTTTTTCTTTGGTTTTTGACCGGGCAATAATTCAGATCTGTAGAGCCCACGCCATTCGTCTATGGTCAGATGTTTATAGTCGGGGTTCAATTTAATCCAGCCGTTATAACTGTCGTAATAACCGGCATTCGGGTCATATGGTTTCCTCTCAGGAAATTCCCCGAACATGATCATCAGGAAAACAACAGTGCATATAACACCAACAATTGCAAAAGCTATTTTTTCATCCTTCTGCATTATTCAAGTCCTTTCTGCATTCAGGACAATGGTCCTTTTGGTATTGGATTGCCGCTGGTTTAGTTGTCCCGTCTATGAACACGTCAATTGAAAAAGTGTGATCGCATTCAATTGGTTCTTTATTTCCTATTTCATATATTGGCTTGATATCTAAAAGAATGGCTTTATGAGTTGGCGCTCTGTTTTGAGAATCAGGACCAAATATCATGACATGATTAATTGGAATGTCACCTTCCTTCCACCATCCAGTGACTTCAGTTCCATGTTTTTTTAATTTAATTTCCATTAATTTATTTAATTCGTTAGTCATCCGGATGGCCTCTTGAGGTGAGGTCAACTTGGTTTTAATCGCCCTGTCCATTCTCGAGCCAACTTCAGATACATCAAAATAGATCCCATTCATGTCCTCACCTCATCTTGTTTCCTCTGAATTTCAACGGCCTTAGATAATGCCTTTTCAAGTGTCGATGCATAGACCGTGTAAGATCCGATGGGCGTGTCTGGATACCACTGAACTTCCCATATCGATCTATTTTCAAAGGCCTTTTCCATCTCACCTTCAACCCATTGGTCTTCGTGACCGCAGGCGTGGGTGACAATTCCCTGCCACCAATCTTCAGGCTCTTCATATGAAGTGGTGAAGTCATTGTGGGTGATGTTTAATGACGCATGATGCCTTGGCAATTCAATTGAAACATCAAGTTGAATATCCAATATCTCATCATGATCAAGTTGCCAGTCTTCTCCATTCCAGAAAAATACCGTGCCGTCTCCAAGAAGATTGATGTCCTTGGTCTTCATATATTTTTGCGTTTCTCTATTAAACGCTCTGAATGTAACTCTCATACTTTGAACACCTCGTGGTCTCCGCACCAGTCATTTTTTCTGGTTGTCCTCCATTCAGTAACAACAGTTCTTCCACATGCAACCACAGTGGGTGGTCCGATCCTACATCTTCCATGCTCGGGCTTTCTCGGATCTTCAGTCCAATACATGCATGTTTGACATTCGTCCTTCATTTGTTGTTCTCCTTATATACATTGGCCCTGTTCATTGCCGACCTCACAAGGAGGTTGATTCTCGGCTCATCTTTCAATCTCTTGAGAAGATCCTCGTATATGATCAATTGTTGATCTTTAAACCAGATCTGTTCAAATGCCAATCTCAAGAGATATGAGAGCTTCTTCAAGCCCTCTGACTCGCTTGGTGCGGAGTCCATGATCTCGCAAATAACTCTGTCGAGATCTTCAATGGTTGGCGATTTCTCAGTCCTTTCCATAGATCCTTACTATTACCTTTCCGCCGGTCATCGGCTCGTGTTTGCTGACAAGCAGCTTCACTATTTGATTGTCGTTTTGGTATGCCCCCGCATGTTCGAGGGCATCCAAAAGTGCTTTTAATATGTTGTCGATATCTCTTCTTCTCTTATCAGGGGGATATGCGTCAATGCCCATTGCGATCTGACCGTCTATCGGATCTTTTTTAAGACCTTTAAAAATGCTGATTACCTCTTCGCGGTATTCACGACCGCGTTTGCTGATCACAACATTTTTACCCACGCGTCTGTAATATTTATTTACAGACGGTGGGAACGGCAGATCAAATACAATCATTTTTTCTTCCAAGGCATTGGGTCATTACCTCCTGCTGATTGAGCTGGAGCACCGATATTTTCCTTTGGCTCGTATTTTTTAATTTCGTTTTTGGTCTCACCGTTATATTCGTATTGGCCGACAGTAATACACATCGGCTGATTATGAAGTTCGCCAAAGCTCTTTGGATGAATTCCAATGGCCTTGCAAATACTTCCAAGTTCGGCACGGGCAAAGGCAACGGTCTTCATGCTTGAGTGATTGAGATTCAGCATGGTCCAGACAAGTCGGCCTTTATATTCACCGTCAATGATCTCAAACTTCAAGTTTTCATATGAACCGGTCCCCGATTTATTTTCCTTGGTTTCGTTATCGACGATCACAGCAAGGTATTTTCCTACCGGTATTGCATCGAAAGAAACTTCAGGTTCTTCATTCGGATCGAAGGTGTTGAAATCAAAATCGCTCATTTGTTTTCTCCTTTAATAGCTCTTGGTTTCAAATATTGTGAGTACTCTTCCCAAAGAAATGGAATTTCAGAGGGGATGTTCATCCGGGTCTTTGATATGTATCCCGGATTTGGTCGTGAGCGGATTTGAATTTCATCTCCACCCACAGCAATGTTCTTCTTGCTCTCACTCTTTCGAGTGTAGACCTTTGGCGCACAGAAATATACTTCGTCACACCATTCATGAATGAGCGGCCATGCTTTTTTATGGAGCTTCGGCGTGTAACGCTCATAGGCCTCACAATCAGGCGGTTCAATCTTCTCGATCTTGCAGTGGCTAAGAATCATGATCATCATGCCACGGTCGTTTCTGAGAGCTTCAAGGGCCTCCATCAACTCACGCCAGTAGTTGATCGCGAATTCATAACCGCGAGCGTAGCCAATGTCCTCAATGCTCTGGACGCCCTTCTTCTTGCAGATGGCATCCCAAATCAAGCGCTCAACCCAATCAATTGAGTCAATTGCAATGGCCTTGAAATCATGCTCGTCAGTGTAGACCTGAGAGATTTGATTCATGAGGGTATCCCAATCGCGAATCACCTCAAGCGACTGCGCGTGGGGAATCTCATCAAGGCCATCTTCGATGTTCAGGATCAGGGCCCCGGCGTCAGCAACAAACCATGACTTTCCAATGCCACCCGTTCCATATGCGAGCATTCGCTTTGGTTTTCCAGTACTTCCTTTAATAACGTTCAAAGACATTTCAAACCTCCAATGACAGAATGCGCTTGTCTTCAAAATATGAGGGCCAGTTTTTTGTATCGATGCACTCTTTTAACTTTTCAATTGCCTCGGCGTTTTCACGCTCGCAATAGTCAAGAAGCTCATCGGCGATCTTCCAGACTCCAACGCGATGAGGAGCTTCTTTTTCAACCGCAACAATATGGACGTCAGCCTTTACACTATACGCCTCGTTCAGAACGCTCCTGTAAAAAGAAAGCTGATGACCGTATTGATATCGACGAGCATCATATTCAAAGAAATTGAGATCTTGACAGGTCTTGAGGTCTACAATCCCATGATCAAATGAATAGAAGTCCGGGCGAATTTGACAGTCAATTCCACACCATTTGTGGCGAACAACTCCCTCAGCCACTCCCTCACGCAAAAGCTCGGCAGCTTCCTTATGAGTGTGGACCTGACGAAACATTTCGTCAAGAACAGCAATCTCCTCTTCAGTAACGAATTCACTTTGAGGCTGCTCTGCCAGCCACGTCGCAAACGCCTTGGTGTCTCTTCCAAAACATTTGTTTGTTCGCGGGTTGATCGGACCTCCGGTGGCATACGTCTCATCAAAGAGATCTGGCTCCAATATTTTCGTATGAGCCGCGCGCCCAAAGGCAAATGCGGGTGAGTCCTGATCCTTAATCCTTCCAGTCTTTTTCATTTGTAAGATGATCGGAGACTTTCTGAAATCTGCAAGCTGGTGACTCGATAGATAATCCGCACGCTTCATGCGATACTCATCCATCGACTCCTCTAAAAACATTTGTTGTAAATTTGTTGCCATCACTTTTCTCCTTCCTTTATTAAGTATGGCTTTAGCTCTTCAGCTAAATTTTTAAGAAACTCTTTTTTGAATTCTTCATCATATGGATTCTGATGGAACTCAATATGTTCACGCATCCAATCTAAAAAGTTATGGAATGCATCTGTTCCGGGCCATGGATCAACCATTGAAGGCCTCATATATTGCTTGGCAGATGGCGAGAGGGGCGGATTCCAGTTCATTTGGCGTTGTATAAACTTCCTTTTTATCTTCATCAAAAAGCAAACATCTATACCAATTAATAAATCCATCAATTTTCATATGTCTACGATTCTTAGATTCCGCATCACTCATCCACTTCTCCACACACATCATCGCTTGGTTCATGTCGGTGGTGGGGGACCAGTGGGTGAAATGATGAAGTGGATACCTTGATCCATGTTCACGGTCAAACTCCCATTGACCATTATTTCCTTGCTTCCACCCCATCACATTCTCAGCGAGCCATTTGTTTAGCTGTTGAAGTTCTTGGTCGGTCATATCAATATTCAACTTTCATATGTCTGACTTTTCCACTTGAAACAAGCTCAACAAGTTGAATGGCAGTGACTTCTGGAACTTCAAAGGCTGCAATCAGGTCTTCGCAGATTTCTGCATTAATCTTTTTCACATGACGCTTACTTGCCTCGCGTTTCTCTTGGGCCTTCCGCTCTTTTTCCTGTTCACGCTCAACGCGCTCACGTTCTTTTCTGACCGCCTCTTCCTTGTCACGTTTGGCTTTTTCCTCCGCCCGTTTCTTATCAAGCTCTGCCTGCCTTGCGCGCTCTTCAGCCTCACGTTTTTCACGCTCGACTTTCTCGCGTTCTTTCCTAGCTTTTTCCTCGGCTTCAACCCGTTCTCTTTCAGCCTTCTCTTCGGCCTCCCTTTTGGCTTTCTCAGATGCTTCACGGGCGATCTGCTCTTCGCGCTCTTTTTTCTTGCGCTCTTCCTCTTCTTTTCTCATGCACTCAAGTTCAGCCTGTTCTTTTTCACGGGCGACGGCATCTTTAAAATAAACATCAAGCTTTTTATATGATTCCTTGAGCACGGAAATGGCTTTAGCTTCAAATTCCTGCCAATCTCTTCCCGCGTATTCGTCGATCTGCTCAATACGCTCAGTTATGTCAGTTGATTTAGGAGGCGTATCAAAGTCAGCGAGCCATGAAATCTCCTGTAATGCCTGATTGTGGCTGTCGATTCTTTCTTTTTCCTTGGCCTCATATTCATCTAATGGCGCACGAATCTCGGCTTTTAACTGGTCGAGAAAATCACGAGCTTTTTTTCTGTCGGCGTCAATTCCAGCGATCTTTCTTTTAGTTTCAGCAACCAGATCTTTTCCAAGTTTGTCAAGGGCGGTCTTTGATTGAGCAACTTTATATGCGGTGCTTGCAATCAGTCTTCTTCCTTTATCTGTAGAGATATCAGACTCAACGGCTCTGGCCTTTTCAGCGATTTCCTGAAGAGTGGAGTCGAGTCCACCGTCAATGAAAACCAGCTTCGAATCTTTTGTTTCTGGCAATGCGAGTTCTGTCGTCATGATGTTCCTTTATTTATCAACGGTGATCCCGGACCCATCCGAGCAAGTTTTTCAATGAGAATTCCTATCAAGCAATGCTCTCCATGCCTATCTGCTTTTGTTTGCCTGCAAACGCATTGAGTTTCATCGAGGGCAGTTCTAATCATATTGACCTGACCTTCAAGGTCTTTGACTTGATCCATTAGAATTTTTCTTACTTCAGAATGGACAGCCTTTTCTGCCGGCGGGTAATACATTGGCTCGGCTGTTATTAGCCTTCCATCTGAATCATACTTAGCCGCTGTCAGTCTCATAACCTCTTCCATATGGTCGATGTAAGTTATGTATGCGCCATCTTCGTTTTCCATCATGCGTGCTTGGGCGTGAAAATCTTCAATGAACGTGTAACGTTTCATGAATTCACCTCCTCAACAACCGCATAAATCATCCCTTCACTTGACGATGTAATTGATTGAATTACTTTTACCTCTTTTTTCATTACAAGATCACAGAACTCCATGGCCTTGATCTGCTTTTTAAATTTCACAAAGAAAAGAATCTTTTGTTTTAAAGAACGCTCTTTCCATTTAAGAAATCTGTAATAAGGTGGACCACTCCATTCACGATATCGAGCGAGCTTACCGCCTTTCATCATCCAATATGAGCGGATCATTTAAATTTATCCTTATTAAATAACTTCTCGAAGAAATCTATGGCTGCGTACAGTTCTGGATTTTCTTCTTTGAGCTTCTTTTCTTCTTCCTCATTTCTTTCAGCAATTTTCTGCTCGAGATGGGCCAGTACGCCCATCCTCTTTTTTTCATATTCATCAAATTCAATAATCCCTTTTTCTTGAAGGACGATTAATATTGTTGTTGTGTGAGAGGCAATCTCAACAAATTTTTGTTGCAGATGTTTCATGTAGTCTTCAAGGTCGGTGATCATTTTCCCCTCATTTCCTGCATTCTTTTTCTCATCCGATCACCCTCACGTTTTTTGTGCAGGGCTTTTTCAATTTCGATCTGGACCTTCATATTTAAACGATGAAGTTTTTCTCTTTCTTTATCTAAAATCATGATCGAGGTTTGAATGCTGTAGACTCCACATCTTGTGCAATGTGGGTCAGGCGCTTCGAAAGTGCAACCTTTGAACATGCAGATTAAAAACTTCATGAACACAATACTACCGTTTACAAAAGTGAACTGTCAAGTGTAAAATGGAAAAACCGTTGACAAAAGTGAACGGTGAAAATACTATCATAATCACGGAGGAAATGCATGAGCAATAAAACAAAACATGTCATGATAAGGATGACGCCGAAGTTACATCGCCAAGCTTTACGCGAAGCAAAAAGATTGGAAATTTCACTTGCTGAATTTATAAGACACGCCATCGCCTACACCATTCCGCCTTCTAAGAAGTAATGCAATTACGGCCATACCAAAATCAGGCTGTGCAGGCCGTTTATAGCAGTCTGCGCGATAGGGGGGACAATCCCTGTGTGGTTATCCCGACCGGCGGTGGAAAGACATTGGTTCTCGCCCAACTTTGTTGGGATATCGTCAATCGATGGAATTGCAAAGTCGTTGTGCTGGCACATGTTAAGGAACTTCTTCAACAGGGAATGGAAAAGTTATCCGCAATCTATCCACAGGCTGAAGAAAATATTGGAATCTACAGTGCTGGCCTCGACCAAAAAGACTCAACCAAACCAATCACATTTGCAGGCATCCAATCAGCATTCAGAAATCCGCAGGATTTTGATGATATTGATTTTATTATCGTCGATGAGGCCCATAGAATTCCTGAAGACGGCGATGGAATGTATCGGTCGTTCATCGATCACCACAAAAAAAGAGATTCAGATATTCCAGTTTGCGGGTTGACTGCCACCGACTACCGGACAAAGACCGGAAAAATCTGTAAGCCGGAAAATATTCTCAATCATGTTTGCTATGAAATTTCAGTCAAAGAGTTGATGGATAAAGGATATTTGTGCCCGGTCAAGTCAAAGGGCGGTGAAAATGATCAAGACTGGACAAAATTACGCATCCAAGCAGGCGATTTTAAGAAGGATGACCTAGAAAATTTGTTTAATTCTCAAGAAATTATCGAGCAAGCGTGCAAGGAAATCGCGAAGAAGACTGAAAGCCGCAATTCTGTGCTTATTTTCTGCTCTGGAGTCGAACATGCTGAAAACATTTCTGCTGAATTGGGCATCGAACATGGACTTTTTTCTGAGTGTGTTTTTGGGCACACTGCTGCTCCTGAGCGCGAGAGAATCCTAAACGACTTTAAATCGGGCAAGCTCAAGTATCTGATCAACGTCGGAGTCCTGACCGAGGGCTTCGACGCTCCAAATATTGACTGCGTCTGCCTGCTTCGAGCAACGATGAGCCCTGCTCTCTATTATCAGATGGTCGGGCGTGGCTTCCGGCTCTTTGAGGGCAAGGATTATTGCTTGGCTCTGGACTTTGGCGGCAACGTACAACGACATGGTCCGGTCGATGCTATCCAGATAGATGAGAAAAAACCAGCGTCTAAGAAGGGTGATGCGCCGGTGAAAAAATGTCCTAACTGCGGGACGTTCGTTCACATCTCTGTCATGACCTGTCCTGATTGCAAATATGAGTGGGAGGAAAAGGTCGCGCACCATTCTTTTGCCACTGACGAGGACATTATTTCCAATGGCCCTCGGACTCTCGATGTGATGAACACGACTTATCACGTTCACACGAAAAAAGGGGCTCTGCAATCAGATCCAAAGACAATGCGCGTCACGTATGTTGTTGGTTTCAATCAAACGGTCAGTGAATGGGTTTGTTTCGAGCATTCTGGCTATGCGCGCGGTCAAGCAGAGAAATGGTGGAAGAAAAGAAGTCACGCTCAATGCCCTCCGACATCTATTCATGCCGTGAAATTGGCTAATGAAGGGGCATTGCCAACAACTTTAAAGATCAAAGTGAAGAAAGACGGGAAGTATGACCGAATCATAGGGCACGTGCTTGACAATTTTGAACCGGAAATCATTGCGAAAGCACGGGATATTTTTCAGGAGCCTGACACAGAAGGCTATGGGGAAGAGGAAAGCGAAAATATATGGGAAGCAAAACCAGACGACTTAATTTTCTAAACGATGCACTTCGTTACGCTGAAATGGGGTATCCCGTTTTTCCCTGCGTTCCGGGCACGAAAATTCCATTCAAAGACACTGAAGGTGTAAAGGAGGCGACGACCGATGAGGGACAAATTATTAGATGGTGGACAGACAATCCAGATGCCAACATTGCAATCAGTACCAGAGGACTGCTCGTTGTTGATGTTGATGGAAAGGATAACCCTTGGCCGGGAGACGACGGACAGCGAGAGGCCTTGTTACAGGCTCCTACCGCTGCAACTCCCAAGGGCGGAAGGCACCATGTATTTCTTCAACCCGGAGACGGAAATATTTACAAATCAACTACAAACAGGATTGCTGATCGAGTGGACACCCGCGCTGACGGAGGCTATATCCTTGTTTTTCCATCGGTCTTTTCAGGAAAACAATATCGATGGGTCAATGAACTCGAAGGAAGGGAAGCCCTTGAACCCGCCCCTGAATTCGTCACCAGATCCCTTGACGGAACCGATAAAAAGGACTTTAGAAATCTTAAAGTCGAAGAAGACATTCCTGAGGGAATGCGCAACGATACCCTCACTAGAATTGCGGGCTCGCTTAGAAGAATTGGTCTTTCTGAGGAAAATATCTATGTTGCAATCGGACAAACAAATAGTGAACGATGCAATCCGCCTCTTAAGGACTCTGAGTTACGCACCATTGCCCGAAGCGTTGCACAATACGAACCCGACCAAGTATCCGTCGCAATAATCGAAGATTATTACAATCAAATTGTTGTTGATCCGGACCCGATTAAGATCGACGAGGATCCCGGATTAATTCCAGAACGTCTTCTGGTGGTTCCCGGTCTGATTGAGCAGATTTTTGATTACACAATGGCAACGGCACCCTATCCAAATGTTGTGATGGCGGCTTGTGGCGCGATTTCGATGATGGGTTTTTTGGCAGGCCGAAAAGTGTGTGACAGCATGGACATCCGAACCAATCTGTATCTTCTTGCACTTGGAATGAGCGGGTCGGGAAAAGATCACCCCCGCAAAGTAAACATGAAAATTGCTGACTCAGTTGGTTTAGGTCATTGCATTGGTGATGGTTTTGCATCTGGTGAAGGTATACAAGATTCTCTTTTCGTAAACAATTGCATTCTTCTTCAGACTGATGAGATCGACGCCATTTTTCAGTCAATTAACAAGGCTAACGACGCGCGTCATGAAATGTTGATGAACACCCTTCTTCGCATTTTTTCAGCGGCAAACAACAAATTTCGCATGAGATATAAGGCCGGCACTGAAAACGAACGGTACATCGATCAACCTCATTTAATGCTCTATGGAACCGCCATTCCAACGTATTATTACGAAGCTCTTTCGCATCGGATGCTGACCAATGGCCTTTTTTCACGGATGGTTGTTCTCGAATCATATGGCCGGGGCGAAGGTCAGGAGATTACTAAGAAAATACCGATACCTGAGACCGTGCTGAATACCGCGAAATGGTGGGCGGAATTTCGCCCCGGGTCTGGAGACCTCGAGCATTGGTTTCCTGAGCCTCGGATCATCCCTCATACAAAAGAGGGCAGGGAATGTTTGATCGAAACCCGTAGACATGCCGATATCGAGTGGAAAAAGGCTGAAGAGAACAAAGATGTGGTGGGGACAACTGTCTGGAGTCGGGTTGCCGAGAACGTCAGAAAGTTTTCTTTGATCCGGGCGGTATCTGAGAGCAATGAATTTCCGGAAATCGATGAAAACTGCGTGAAGTGGGCAACTGAATTTATTTTCCACCTGACTCACAGGATGCTTTATATGGCAAAGAACCATGTGAGTGACTCGACATTCGATAAAGACTGCAAACGCTTCATAGCACGACTCTCTGAGGCCCCTGATAAGACCGTGGCTCACAGCGTGATGATGAAGAGAATGAAGATGAAGACCCGTGACTTTCAGGAAATCGTCACGACCCTCGCTCAATCTGGACAAATCGTTGTGGATAAAGTGAAAACCAGTGGAAT